GCAGGAACAAACGTGATAGTCATGGCAGTAAGCGTGAGAGTATTTTTGTTTATACGGAACCACTCATTAGAAATCAACGTAGCCAGATTGACACGGGATATAGTCTCAGTAGCAACATTGGCAGCGACATCGGCAGCTACCGTAACGGTCTCGGTATGGAAGAAGTTGCTAGTCAAAGGATCGATGAGAGTCGGAAGAATCTCAATGCCAACAGTACCCGGAACAGGGGGAAGCGGCTTGTTAACCGAAGAGATGACGTTAGCACGATTGAAATCCATAGCAAAACAGGTAGACAGAAGTACAGCCCATGACTAAAGTAAACTAGTGATCCATTCTGTCAAGCGCCTTTCTCGCAGTACGCAGGCTACCCAGCCTGGTCGCGCGAAGAGAATAGGACGCGATCATCGCCTCAAGTCGCAACCGCGGATCAGAAGCACAATAAAGCACCGTCGAAAGAACGGGCAAACGGTTGTGGAAGACAGTCACCAAATACTTGAGAAGGGCCATGTCCATATCATCCAACCACAAACCCGCTCTGACAGCACGATAGGAGTACAACATCTCCACTGCGTAAGCACCACCGAAATCCTCGAACTTGTAGCCATGGGCCTGGCGGATCCAGATCTTGTAAAAGATCGCCGCAGGGCTCCTCACTATGCCAAAATCCTTGTAGAGCAACCATCCACAGAAGTCAGCAACGACGGGATGAGATACCTTGCAAATCAGCAGCAACCTCGATGCCCACTTTTTCCACGAAGGGCAAGTGAGCACATGATGGTCTGCCGCCATATCATCACCGGCGAACCTCCAACATCCACGGAAAAGAGCTCGGACACCAAAACGAAGGGCCACCGCGCCCAGATCAACAAACGTGTTGCCATTGTAGGTGTTGGCCTCACCATCATCGCGGCTTATAGCCTTTACAAAACCCTTGGTACGGGTTGATATTTTAAGCTCTCGATAGAGCTCCTGCAGCCACTCTGGCATTCCCAGCCACGCGAACCAAGCCAAATCCATGGCGAGAGAGTCGCCACGCTGAGTGGCGCCGAACTTTGAAAAGTCATTGATCGTCGTTCGGCTGTAATCGAGCCCCGGCTCCTGCTGCCAACCACTCTTGACCTCTGCGTCGAACTCAGCGAGAGTCTGTCCATGCTGAATGATGACATGACCATTTTGCTTGTACTTCTTGACGTACGCAATATGGTAGCGGACCCACGCTGAAAAATATGCAATGGTCCACTCGGGCATCAAGTTGATGGTCTGACCGGCCTTGGGGATCTCCAAAAGATGAGCCTCAAGCTTGACCTTCAACTGGCCCTTCACGCGAACGAAAGCGTCAAACGGTCTACACCAAGCATCCGAACGATCATCGAGCTCATCCATCTTTCCCTGACTAAAAGCAACCCTCTTATGCATTGCATCGATGAGGCAGTCGTCAAACAACTGAACATCGAAGGGTGCGATCGCAGGCAAGCCCAAAGCGGAGTGACCAGCGTAAAACAGCGCGCGTCCCGTAGAAGATCGAATTGCGAAATCAGCACGATTTGCAGCGATGGTAGACTTCTGAAGCCGAGCAGCAATAGTTGCGACGATGAAAGCAGGGTCATTGCCTCTCTGCCTCGGAAACTGAGCTGACTCCAACGGAGGAACCTCCAGATCCGAGTAGCAAGCAGACATACCAGCCTCGTTTGTGAACTCACGGGAATAACGATCCATAAGCCGGACTGGCATCCTCGCCAAGAGCATGTCGAAATCGTAATCTGGAATTATCGTGTGCACGTCTAGCTTCTCAGAGATGAAAGTGTCGACTGCAACAGGGTCATACTCAGGTCTCGGCAGAGGTGTGCAATCATATAATGCAGCCATACGCATACCCATCTTGTCCCTCGGATCGACGATGTCAAGGTCAGCAGAGCTACCTACTTCCCTCGAAACGCAGAATGCCCTCTTCTTCCTTCCACGGGAACCAGCAGCTATTATCGTCGCGGCAGTCTCCTGTCGCATGTTACGAGCCCTAAGGGTACGAACAGTAGCTATTGAGGCGTGATTCAATCGTGAGAGACCGTCCAAATGGCGCTGAGAAAGTGACCAGTAATCTATTGAGCTGGTGGCGTTACCGTCGTGATGTTGAATGACAGCCCCAAATATCTGATGACCACGGATCTCGGCCTCGCTAACGCCATGAGGAATGAAAACAACAGTCTCAGTGGTACGGCAGAGAGCTGTTATCAACTGTTGGCGATCCATGATTGTCAGCATTGTACGATCAACTAAGAACTGGACAACAGGGGTAGTCTGCCCCTGGATACCAGAAGCGGTAAACGATAAGTAACCCCAGCGACTGAAATCATCCTTGAGGTGAAGCGACGAAATGACCACAGGATGATTCTTGAAGGGCGCCGATTGGAACACAACGACTCCCTTGAGTGGGTTCGAAGACGGCACCGTCAAAGCATTAGCGATCATCTGAGGAATCCGATGTGACCAGTACATGTAAGGTGTGACGCAACGAGAAAACACGTATCGAGCCTCAGGAATGGTTGGCGCTCGAAGGCTAGACGAGTCATCAGTGGGATGAAAAACACACTGACTCGGATCTCC